TCCATTTGTTGCGTTTGACACAACGGAACTGCTCTCTGAAGGCATCTGTGCGGACAATGTTGAGTTCCTAACTCCGTATTGATTAACTTGTGCCCTAAGACTCTCCCAATCATAGTGAAGATCATTTGGAACTATTTCATCAACCTCATTCTTATATGTATCAATCGGAAGAATTCCATTACCATACTTAGTGCGATGACTGTATTCACATGCACCTTTTTCTTTTGCAAGATTAACAGTTGCCTGAATGAGATAATATTGGAATGCTTCAGACAAGTCATGAACAGACTTCCATGCTTCAGGATCTTCATACCTATGCCCATTCTTGGCAAGGTAATGTGCCAGTCCGATATAACCAATACCTAACGAACGACGTGCTCTTGTGGCAATCTCTGCTGCTCTGACGGGATATCCCTGAAAATCAATGAGTTCATCAAGACTCCTGACAGCAAGATCGCAAAGAACATCAAGATCTTCAAGATCCCTAATTTTACCAACATTAATAGCAGAAAGGATACACAGAGCAATTTCACCATTTTCATCATCAATGTGCTGTAAAGGTTTAGTAGGAAGAGTGATTTCTTGGCAATTATGGACAAGAATGTCATTTGCAAAGAAATTATGTGTTCCTTTTACGGTAATATCGTAAACGGGAATTTCTTCTTCGAGATATTCAATCTTTAGCATTTTTTCTCCTGTTTTGTTCTAAAAGTTGTTTAGCAAGTTTTCTTTGAGTTTCGTCTCTATAATAAGGATTATACACCAATCCAGTTTCATTTTCAATACATTTATAAAAGTTTTGATGGTTTCCTCCAAATCTATTTTTAGAAAAATGTTTTGGGAATTTTACATTCAATTCATTAAAAGCAAACTCAACTATTCTTTTTCTGCCACCAATAAACCCATACTTTTTAGTAAACTTTACTCCAATTTCAATAAGTTGTTCATCAATGAGTCCTGAATAGTTTGGATTATTGCGACCAGTAGTTCTTATAGAAATATTGTTTCTCCACTCTTCCTGAACCTCCTGTGAGCATCTGGGAAGCATCCAACCACCAGTTCCACCTGAAGTGGCATTATATCCTTTTTTAGTATCACTTTCAAAAAGTTTAATAAAGTGTGTTTCTTTTTCATTAATAATGTTTTCATCTTCTGTTTGATAGGTTTCAATCACAGATAAGTCCCAACAATCTTCACCATATTTTCTAATAGCAGAATGAAATCTAAATTTAGAACCGTTTCTTGCTGATGATAAATGACGATTCCAACGATGCTCCAAAGAGTATTCAGTTTTTCCTATGTAAGATTTTCTATTTTTCTTATTGGTAATTTTATACACAATATATGTTTTCATAATAGGAGGTGTAATCTCATAACTATTTATAAAATATAGACATTACACTCCCTATAAAAATCAAATAATATTTAGAATGTCAGTTTCTTTAAGATGCTTTGCCATTACATATCGACGATTTTTGGTATAAACTTTATGATCTGGAGTAACAACAATACTCTTACCACTTTCTTCATCAGTAATTCTCATTACTTTTGCTTTTGGTGATGTTTGAGCAAATGCGGTAATTTGATTATAATCAAGTGCTTTAGATGGATCTCCATCAAGATCATAAGAAAGAACTTCTACACACTCCAAAGGAAGACCTTCTTGAATAAATTCTCCAAGTTGTTGTATTTCAAATACAAGAGGAGGGAGACGAGTTGTTTCTGTTGTATTACCATCAACTTTTTTAGAAGTAGTAATTCGTACATCAATCTTTGTATCACCCGCAACACATAGGTTGCTCATCTCAACTTTATCCATAAAGGATGAATGAGAATTGCAATGGTCAATATTCATGATATAAATTCTACCAGTTTCGGCACGTTCTTTCAGAAGATCGAAAAATAATTCTTGTGCCCCGATAGTCTTTCTTGGAATAGACTGATCTGATTCATAGTCCACATAGCAAGCGTCAAATGCATCAGTACCAAAAGCATCATAGAGGCCCGGTACGTCATTCGGTGAGAATAAGCTAATCTCCCCATTCTTAATGAAACGTTCGTAGAAAAGTTTTGAAATTTGGATTGAGTAGTCAAGTTTCCTCACTCGGTTGTCTTCTGTACCCTTATTGTTCTTAAGAACTAGGATGTCTTCGATTTCGATGTGCCAGATTGGGAAGTGTACCGTAGCCGATCCACCGCGAATGCCATTCTGAGTACAACATCTGACAGTGCTTTCAAATTTTTTGAGGAATGGAACAACACCTGTGTGCTGCACTTCTCCGCCTCTGATTTTACTGTTGATGCCACGGATTCGACCTGCGTTGATACCGATTCCCGCCCTTTGTGCAACATATTTGCCGATAGCCATATCAGAACTAAAGATGCTATCGAGGGTGTCATCAACATCAACAAGAACACAGCTAGCAAATTGTCGAAGTGGAGTTCGCACTCCTGCCATGATAGGTGTGGGAATGTTGATTTTGTGTCTTGAGATTGCATCGTAATATTTCCTAACGTAATCTAGTCTCGTTTCCTTTGGATATTTAGAGAATATGGTTGCGGCAATCAGAAGATACATGAACTGTGGAGTCTCATATACCTTACCATTACTCCTGTCCTGCACAAGATACTTATCACAGACTTGACGCAAACCTGCATAAGTAAACAAGTAGTCCCGATCATGATCAATAAAGGACTGAAGTTTATCAAACTCTTCATCAGAATACAGATCAAGTATTTCTGCATCATAAACTTCTTTAGCAACACATTGCTCAACTTGCTCTTTTACTGTTGGTGTTTCGTGCATACGACCATACAGTTGTTTACGAACGGCAAACAAAAGAAGACGTGCGGCAACAAACTGATAGTTAGGATTATCTAAACTTACTAAGTCTGATGCAGAACGAATTAGAATCTCCTGAATCTCATCTGTTGTAATACCATCATAAAACTGAATACCAGATTGAATCTCAACCTGACTTGCAGATACACCAGCAAGATCTTTACATGCCTCTTCTACCATTACATGTAGTTTATTTAAGTCGAGAGGTTCACTATTTCCATTTCTTTTAGTTACCTTTGTTCCGTTGGTCATATCTTTTTCCAATTGTTAAATTTAATTTTTGCTTCTAGTCCTGAATAGGTATTCAATTCTACCACAGACATGACATCATGTCCAGAAAGAACCATGTCATTGATATCTTTATCAACTATGTTATTTGGCCAGATGACGACTTTTTCATTTCTATCGATACATCCTTCAACCCTTCTAACAATTTCTCTATTGCGGGGTTCGTTATCGTAAACAAAAATAATGTTGCTTCCCTTAAGATAACCCAAGTCACCATCACTACCACACAAAGCGACACTATTAGTGATGAAAGTGCTGTCAAAGGGTCCTTCGACCACATAGATAGATAATTTTTTATTGATACTTTCAAGTCCATAAACCTTCGGTGCTTCCTCATCCAACATCACAGTGATATATTTAGTGAATGATTTTCCCAGTGCTCTTCCCTGAAATCCAATGAGATTTTTATTCTCATCATACATTGGTATCACGATGCGACTCTCATCCTTCTTGATGGTGTCGAAAGTTTGTTTTTGCGTATTCGTCCATTCCATGAACTTATCAGCATAATAAAACTTATCTGGATCTATCTTACGTTTTGTTAGATATTCACTAGCAAAAGAATTTGTAGATGCCTTTGGAAGATCAATAGATTTCTTAAATACTGGTTTTACAAATTCAAACTTTGGTGCTTCCACAACAAAGTTTCTACCAGTATGACCTTCCTTAAACTTCTCAAGAGTATATTGCTTATGAAGATTTACATCAATCTCCTTTAGTAAATTATTGAAAGACATACTTGCACCACAATTATGGCACTTGAAGTTAGTATTATTCTTTACTTGATAGATATATCCCCGTGTCTTATTCTTATTCTTCTGCGAGTCACCACAAATAGGACAACGAAAGTTGTAGAGATTATCCTTAACTCTCTTAAACTTCTGGAGACGAGAAGATACCAGTCCAATATACTTGGAGTCAACTAAATCCATTATGTATGGACACTACCTTACTGGATCTATTATAACCTGCTGTGGGGTCTGAGTCAAGAACAAAGGTGCAATTCTACTACCGGCACCTATGAGCAGTGCAGAGACCACTAGAACTCCTCCTACCTGCCATCTAAACTTTGAAAATGCTTTTATCTCTACCTGTATTTTATCTATTCTTTCGTGTAGAATTCTACTATTTTTTTCTTCCGTATCTTTTAATTCGTCAATCATCTTAATAATCAAACCATCAGTCTTCATACTTTGCTCAATTCTTTCATCGTGCTTCGTCAGAATTTGAGCAATACGATTATTCCCTTCAGATATTTTTTCTACTGCAGATTCTAATTTGGAAAGCATCTCTCTTGAGAGTTCCTCATACATATCAAGTTTTGATTCTAATACAGCAACTTTTGAGTTGTTAGAAAGCATTAGATTTCTCCACCACTCCATCGTTTTCTTGCTCCAGGCATCAAACCTCTGGCGATAATAGTAGGTCTCTTTTTCTTTTTCAAATTCACAGGAGGTTCTCCAGTCAATCCTGCAACACCACTACCATCTCCAACAGAATTAGCAATTGCTTCTTCTCTAATAGATCGGGCCATATTCATTATATTTGATAATCTTCTATCGTCCATAACGTTAGTAAACTCCTTTGAAGCATCTACCATATTATCTATATCTGATAATGATAACTTTTGGACTGGATAGACATCAGAAAATCTCCACTTTGCCTGACCAGATTCTCCGGGTGTCTGATAATCTTGCGATAGTAAATCTTCAGAAGGAGGAAATAGAAACTTATCATACGTTCCAATATCTCCACCACTAATATTATTAGTAGGTGTTTCTTTTAGGTTTCTAATTTTAGAAATAACCCTATCAATATTCAT